TGAAAAGGTTTCAAGAGAATATTCTTTTGCAACAGCAGGAGCGACTTCTTTTAAGAAGTTATATACGTTACTTCCATAACCGCAGTTATGACACTTGTAAAAGTAACTGTTCTTGTTTGCAAAAAAGTATCCCCTCGCTTTATTTTTATTAGTTGTCGAATCACCACAAATAGGACAACGACAGTTTGCAAGATTGTCCTTTTTCCATGCAAACTTATCAAGTTGTGGTGACACGATATTTATAAACTTTTTGTCAATGAATAGACTCATTACATTTTCCAATCAGTAAATTTCTTAGACTCTGGTGCTTGAAACTCATCGTCAAACTTCTTACCGTCAAAACCAGAACCAAACGAGTCCTCATCTGTTTGATTCGAACCAATAAGGTCTTGCTCATCTGCTTGAACATCGATCAGTTTCATCTTTGCTCTTTCAATACTCAGAACAAACTTTCGATTGACAGCAGTATCGTTATAACGATTCTTCAACTGTTTCACCATGACTTGGTTGTGTTCCTCCAACTCGTCCGTTGATATTAATGCGAACATGAAGTCAGCAGTCGCAGGAAGACCGAAGGATTCTGACGTATCTTCAAGACCAACATCACTACTGGAGTAACCAGTTCGATTAACTTGAGTCGCACTAAAGATCGGAACATTCTTCTCGACTGCAAGACCACGAAGTTCTTCTGCGATTGACTTAATAAACGTGTAAGAGTTCACGTTGCTTCCTTGCTTCAATCTAGAGGATGCACAGATGTTTAGATAATCAATGAAGATAATATCAGGTTTAAACTTCTTCTTCAATGATAATTCATCGAGCAGGATTCTAAAGTGATTGCAGTTTGCTGTTGCTGTGGGATACTCTTTGATAATTAGTTTACCACTAACACCATTCGTTGCTGCATTTAGTTTCTGTTCATACATCTTGAAAGGTAAATCTTTCAGATCATCAAGCGTGATGTTCATGATGTTCGCATCGATTCTCTCTGCGATTCTTTCTTCCGCCATCTCACAAGTGATATACAGAACATTTAGGTTCTGCATCAAACAGTTTGCAGCGTGGTGACACATGAACAAAGACTTACCAACACCAGTTCCAGCCATGACAATATTCAAAGTCTTGGATGGTGTACCACCATTAGTGATTCGATTCATAAAATCTAGATCAAACGGAATCTTCTTCTCGACTTGATGATAAAACTCATATCGATCATTCGAATCTTCGATGTAGTCGTGACCGATGTGTGTATCAAAAGACACAGCGAGTGCATCAGATAAGATCTCAGGGATCGCACCAGAGGTTTTAGACTTTGACTTTCCATCAATGATATGAATCGACTCTAGAATAGCATTATAAACCGCTTTGTCTTTACAAAACGATTCAGTCTCATTTAACAACCACTCAAACTCTTCGGTCTTTGTGCATTGATTCAATGAGTCGATAAGTTCATTAGAGTCATGAATCTCAGTCTGAGTCAACTCATCGTGAGAGTCTAGTGATATCTTGATCGCTTCTTTACTCGGAGTGCTTCTATACTTTAACGTATAGTTCTTAATCTCAGTAAAGACAAGTCTATCGACTCTGGATTGAAAATATTCTTCTTCTAGATACGGAATAACTCTGCGAGAGTATTCATCATTGTTGATCAGGTTCGACAGGATTAGTTGTTCTGTGTTCATCTTCTACCTTATTCTCCGACACTGAAGATCCATACTTAAAAATTTTACCAACGCCTTGTTCAATCGACCACATGACTTCATCCGTGAAATACTTTTCAGGCTCATTGTAGACTGACTTCTCATACGCTTTTCTACCGTCAGGGAATTCTACACGATTTGAAACCTTTTTCAATACCCCACATTCAATTCCAAGATCGACAAGACCGTGATAAGGATTCAGTCCACTGTCATAGTTGAGCATCACATCGACCATAGAGTTTTCTTTTGTCAGTCGTGATTTATACAACTTACACTTAATGATATTACCAACCACATCTGTTCCGTCACGAACCTTTTTCTTTGAAAGGTAAACAATAGTAGATGCTGCATACTTAAGACCAGATCCACCACCCATTTCTTTCATTGGAACATAAGAACCAACGACATCGTATGTGTGATTAGTCATGATCAACGGAATACCCGCTTGACCCAACTTAAGTGTAAGTGTTCTAAAAGTAGCCTTAATGACTTGGGCGCGTGTCATGTCACGAACATTCTTACCCTCAGCAGTGTCCGACATTTCTTTCTCGGTTGAAAGCATACCAAGAGAGTCGAGAACAATCATCATTGGTTTCTTATCCGCAGGAGAAAGTTCACGATAGTTGTCAACGAGTTTTACAACTTGTGTTCTAAAGTTTTCAACAGTATCAATCGGGAACACAGCAATTCTACTTGAATCAACACCACGCTCCTCAAACATGTCTGATGTTACTGCTTGCTCTGAATCAAAGTAGATTACAACACCATCTTCATAGGTTTCCAAAAACTTACTCACCATTCCGAGAGCAAAGAAAGTTTTACCTGTTGCTGACTCTCCTGCAAGAGCAAGAATTTTATTATCAGGCATACCACCATAAAGACTACCACTAAGAAGTGCATTAAACGTGTAGGAACCAGTGTCAACAAAACCGTTGACATCCGACTCAATACCGTCATCCAAAACGCTTGCATATTCATTACCCGACGCTTTAACCAACCCATGAAGAAATTTACTCATTATTGCTCCTTCTCAATCATCTTTAATATATCATTTACTTCTGCTAGCCTGTTTGTTACATCTTCAATATGTTCCACTGTAGATGATTCGCTCTTCAACATCACATTGTATATTTCTTTGATGTGATTTGATTCACGCTCAAGCAACCATTTAATTACTTTCAATTGTTCCTCTGTGAATGTCATACAAATAGTCCTTCCAATGTTGTTCTCTTTTCATGTGACCATCCTATCATATTTAAGATGTTTGTCAATGGATCAAGAAATGACTTTTCAAACTGTTTCTCGTAGTCGATGAAACCATCAAGACCAAACTCAGTAGGCAGATTGTTTACGAACGAAACAACCTGATCAGTTCCCATCTGACCGCCGAGTGGATTGGGTTTCTTGAGATACAAGAATTTAATTTTATCACCCTCTGTGATTAGGGGATACTTCTTCGTGAGATCAAACTCTCGTAAATAGTTATTATAGATCAGTGCGCCTTTTACTGCAATCGGAGTAGATTTCTTGTAAATACATTCTCTATCGGAATATTTTCTCAAACCACGAACGCTTCGAGGAAAGGCGATCTCCTCTGGTGTAGAGTTGAAAAACTTACTCCTGACTTTTTCGACTTGATTTATAATCGTCGCTTCGTCAGTGGTTAGAATCAAACGAATAACTTCCTTGAGTTCGTTTCGAACAATCTCTGGAGTAGAAGACCTTGTGGTTTCAATACCCATGATCTTTACCTTTGGAGTTTCATAACGAACACCTTCGGAGTCATGCACATTCAACATGTATCGCTTCTTCGCAGTCCAGATACCTTTGTCTGCAATAACTTCACGACCCATGACCATTTTGTTTTCGTAAGCATTCATCATACTTGCGAGTTCCTCGAAAGACTTGTCAATAAACGGTTCTATAATTTTAGTGCAAGCCTTGTCCAAGAAGTCTACGATCTCATCCTTAGACTTGTCAGCACAAAGTTTATCCACGAGTTTACCGAGGCGAAGATATACAGAGTCTGTGTCGGATGCAACAACAAAATCATAGTCCTCTGTTCCGATCCTATCATTCAAAAACTCGTTTAGTTTGTCAGCAATCCATCGAATACTTAACTGTCCTGACATGGTGATCGCTTCTGCTTTATCGACATCGTAGTATCGAAAGTATTGATTACCAATCGCACCGTAAGCGGAGTTTAGTTGAATCTTTCTAACCAGTTGGAAGTTGTGATACTTTGATATATCCTTCTTCAGTTTCTCCGTGTAACCTGCACGACCCAGCGTTGTCATATCTTTGTTTGGAAGATCCTCCAACTCTTTCTGTGCTTCGATCATCTTTTTCTTATACATGCTTCGTTCTTGATACATCTTTTCCATGAGCGTAGGTAGAAACCCACGAACATCTCTTCGATAACAAGTTCCGTTTGCTGCAACAGAGTAACCCTCAGATATAAACTGTTTGATCTTTTCGTGACATGGTTTGCTATACATCTCTGGACTGCTCTTGAGAAGATTATCCACACCGATTCCGAATCTGTCACCAACCTCCACTTTTGTTTCGGGACTAATGTTGTATTGCATGATCAAGTGCGGATACAGACTGTTCAAGTCGAGCGACACAATCCAGTCGTGCATTCCTGTGATTGGTTCTTTAACAAAAGCACCAGCATACTGTGTGTCTTTCTCATAGACTTTCTTCTGAGGAATCACTACACCATGATCAAACAAGTAATGATAAATGATGCAGTCCCAAGTTCTGACTTGAGAATATACATCCATTAGATTCACCTTCGCAGAATACGCAAGTGCAACAGCAAGTTCGATCAACTTAAGTTTGTCCTCAAGACGATCAACCAACTCTACATCCTTGAGGTTGTATTCCATAAACTTTTGAAAGTCATTCTTGTAGAAGTCGGACATCTTATCAAACTCATCATGAGAAACTTTACGCTCTCCGAGTTCGACGTATGCGATGTGATCAAGTTTATATGACTCTTGATTAACATAAGTGAACGTAGTATAGAGTTCATAGTAATCATAAGAGACGATACCAACTAAGTCATAAACTCGATGGGTTCTACCTCTCTTCGTCACCTCTTTGATCTTGATGTT